CCCACTTACAAGGGCAAAAAGATTGCCCCTGACAGCGGTCACAAGCCGCTGTCCCCTATCCAGGTAATCAGATAGGGTGTCCGGGAGAAGGTAATTCCAACGTGGAGTTACCCTCCGCTTTGTTATATACCGTACTTTCTGTTGCCTAACAGAAACGCGGTACCCGGATATGTAGCCCCCGAGAAACGAAACAAATAGCCCTTGCGGGTTATAAGGAATCGTTTTAACGGGGTGACCCAAGAGTCTGCAAGCGTCAGTATCGATACGATAACCGTGGAAAACGGGTACCGAAGCGACGTAACGCAGCAGTCCAAAGCTTCTACGAACAGATCGTGAGATCTTATCGTTTAGGAGCTCGGCAGGCATTTTAATGCCTGAATCATCAGCCTCATCTAAAGGAACTAGACAATTACGGGCCCGCGGAAAACATGCGAGGACGTAAGAGACGGTATTCTGCAAGAGAATACCTGTTTTGGCTGACCACTCATTGAGTTTGTTGATTGCTACAAAGGCATCTTGCAGTGTTCTCAGTTTCTTTATGTAAACTGGGCGCACATCATAACCGAGAAATCGGTCATGACCGCAAGATTCCCTGAACGGACCTTCAACATAGGTCTTGTCTTTATTTACCACAAAGCCCAGAATCCCAAGGAGCTTAAGGAGTAAAGGCGCAACACGCTTGTCGACGATGATATCATCACCGAAGACAGCGAAGTTACGACAACTCCAAGCCCCTTTGTTTACAACAGGGAGACCGAGGTAGCGGTAAACAACGACACACGACGCCGCGAAGAGGAGAGTCTGCAATGGGAAAGTAAAACCATTCCCCATAGTAGAAACCATCTCTAAGGGTACTAGACTACCGTTAGGTAGACGGCAGTTGGGCGAACGCAGACGGCGAAGCATTACCATAAAAGAACGTGGAAATACTTCATCCATCATACGTAAGCCCAACGAGTCCGAGGCGCTTTCGAGATCAATTGTAACAAGATGATCTAGGATAGAGCCTAATCTAGCAAGCCGCCTATTGACGTCAGGTTGAACTCTGAAATCAATACCATAAACACTTCTCATACGAGTCGCGATTATGGAACCCATACCAAGTTGCATCCACATGTTAACGGATGGCTCGGTACAGATGGAGCGGGCAACGTCCTGGTTCTTATTCACAAAGCTTAACTTGTTGTGGTCTACCACTTTGATAGCTGAATCACAGGAGTCATAGCCAAAGGCCTGACTAAGCTGAGGATTCTTACTAACCAAGGTGCGCCATACATCGGCGAGAGCTACGGTTGAGGACAACGCAGACCCGAACATTTTAGTGTAAAAGTCGGTGCCTTTAGCAGATATACTTGCTCCAGGACCGGCGTAGCCTAATTGAAACATCAGGCTATAATCACTAAATATCGGACCCTCGTTAGAGGGGTCTAGGAACTCTTTCAGTTCGCTTTTCAGCATACCGAGGAGCTCCCAGTCTGGTTGAACATGATTGAGGACAAGCTTCCAATCACGCATGCGATCATTCACTGCTAAGAATTTACCCAAAGCAGTATCGCACGCGGTATTGGATGGCGAATCCGCTTGATTGAATTTCTTCAACAAGCTCTCTTTCAATCTGTAGCAGGCCACAGAAGAAGGAGAATCGTCAACAGACCATGAAGGTACATCGACGTCAATATGTTTACGTAGATCATTGTGTAGACTCTGTAGTAGCATGTCAGCGTTAATACGCATAATAGCACTCCAAAAAGGCAAAGATTAGAGAATTTCAAGACCCTTCTCATGAACGAGAATTGTCCCGTCATTCTCACGAGTCCAAACATCCTCCCAACATGGTGTTGCGCGGCGATAATCCCATGCACAGCATGAGATAATCTCCTTGCAGACCATCAGGGACGACGCGAGGATACGCCCACCTGGAAAGCTAGAGCGAGTTGTTACACGGCGAACGGAATCGCCAATGCGATAACTTAACAGAAGCTTCACAGTACCTCCTCAAAGGTTAAAGGGACCTTTACCTTCACTCAAACGTTGATGGAGATCTGCCAAAAAGGCCTGAACTTCGGGCAATTTCAGCAGCCACAAGACAATAGAAGCGACCTGGTTCACAGGACGCCGTTTATCGTCAAGTCGCCAAAACCAGCAGATTGCTGGCTAAGCGCTCCAAGATGAGCCGACAGTGCAGCACGAATGTTTTGTGCGTCAGCAGTGTCAGCCCCAGCAGGTACACTGATCGTAGTCATGATACTCATGGCTTTGATCGGCTGGCCAGTCAAGGGCGTGACGCCCTTGAGAGTAACCAGCTTGTATACATTGTTGGGAACGTTTGAGATAACGCCCGTCACCGGATTCGGACTACCAAGCTGTTTGAGCGTGGCAGGACGAATAAAGTTCAGGACGAACGGCGATGCGACCGAATGAACGGAAACACCGCTTTGGGTGCCACCGAGAGCTGTCACAGCAACCTGTTTTCCGGGATTTCCGGCAGGGGCCGTGTCGGCAGTGGTGGTATACGTCGGGCTTGTGAGACCCGTTTGCGCTGCCCCAGTAATTGGGGACGTCCAGGTGATACTCATTGATGAGCCTCTTGGATATTGCGGTTGAGGTAGCATTACTGCTAACCGGGGAGTCCTGCATCACTTCTTTAGATGCTTCATTGCATAGTTATACTGTTCAAAGAGAGCGGTTAAGTTTAACCACTTCAATGACGGAAAACCAGGCATTTTGAAGTAAAAGTTGGGATGCGGGAACTCGACACCCTGGCGCTGTACGAAACGTACTTCACGCCTGGATCCGCTATAGTTCACATAATCTGTGCCACCATAGCTAGCCTGGGGTTTAAGTTTGACGGATGCCTGTTTGGATGTCACGATGTTTCTTACACCTTGATTCATCCACATGCAATCGGCCTCACATAAACGATAGCCGTCCAAAACCTCCGCCACATTGGCGAAGTAGTCAACGACAAAAGAGAATGGAACAGCTTCCCAAACAGCAGGTATGGCGTCAAAAGGCGTCACACCAAACTGTTCGATGGCTGCTTCAGTCTGACTAGGTCGAGCTCTTAATTCACCGTAGTACTTTACAGTAGAGACAGTAGTCTTCACCGTATCGAAACTAACAGGGAAAACGTACAGACCGACATTCTCGCCTTCCTTATGGGTGACAGAGCCACTACGATCGGTAGCCGAAGCTTTAATAAACTTCGTATCTCGTTTGTAGGGGCCAAGCACTTTACGGAGGGCAGTCAGTCCATCTGAAACGTCATCTGCGAGTGGCTTAATCCCGAAGATGTAAGATAACCAAAGGTCCGACAAGTGCTTCAGTAAATCGAAGTCACGTTGTTTAGATACGTTGCGAAGCCGATTAAGCTTACCAACGTAATCCCAGGAGCGGCGATAAATCGAGTCGAGAGGATGCTTGATCATATGAATGGTCTCGCGTATCTCGGCCAAGAAATTTCCGCCACGCCACGTATTACGTATCTCAAGATATCGAGATAGTAATCGTGAACGCGCCTTATTATCAGCTGCGGAAGACAAGGAAGTAACAGGACTAGGGAACGAAGACCCGGTAAGATTTCTACCGATATCTCCGTACATAATCTTGTGGTCCTTGGTTGATGTCAAAACACCACCGGCATCGCCAAATGGACATTCTGCATCATACTTCGTTCCACTGAGTGGGGTAGTCGCGCTTAGACCGTGTGCAATTAAGACACGCCAACGCCGACGAGCTACCTCCTTGGTCACTTGCGATGTACCGACTAAGGTTTGTACACTCGTCTGATTGTTCGTGAGAACACCAGATGAAGAGTACGTCTTAGCGTACGACGTTTGATCCCAAGTTTTACGGAAAGACTCCGTTATTGTACTCATAGGAACTTTCAGCCTTATGGTTGGAACGACCTAATAGAGACC